CAGCACAGTTACTGTGTACAGCAATATGGGTTGATGAAGTACTAGGCTTTGTACCTCGTGCGCTTGACAAGGACGAACGAGAAGTACTAAACAGTAAGAAAGCCAAGATAAAGCATCTTCCTATGGAAGAGCGACCTCTTACACCTTATCTGCCGATGATGTATAATCATCCATGCACGATTTGGGTTAGGTCATCTTTGGATAACTTTGAGTGGGCTCATTGTTACGCTAACGCGCTCAATGATGAGTACCACTATCGTTATGGAAAACAGCATAAGTCTATCGTAGAAGTAGTAAACAAACTACCTGAACCAAAGAATATGCCTAGGTTAGGACAGACTCCTTTCCTTATGGCTATGCCTGATGAGTTAAAAAACGAAGATGATGTTATACAATCGTATCGAGATTACTACCACCTAGACAAAGCAACCTTTGCCGAGTGGAAGTACAGAGATAAGCCAGTCTGGTGGAATGAAGATTACGCAGACTATGAAAAGAGAATAACAAGATGATAAAAGTAAAAGTGGGCAAAGGTGCCTTAATGTTTAAAGAAGGAACATCAGACGAAGAAATCAATAAGAAGTTATTAGAGTACGCGCAGTTTCAAGTATTAAAACGACCAATAGTGGTCAGAAAGAGCAATGGGGATGAATACCAGATGCTAAATGGAGTAAGATTAAATGGCAAGAAGCACTAAAACAAACTTTTTAGACCAACTAATAGGAGTAAAAGAACCAACAGTGGAAACAATGGAACATAGTCAAGTACTAAAACAAAACTTAGAAGCACAGATGTCAGGTGTCGAGAACGATATTGTCAATCTAAAGGCTCAACTTGCTAAGAAGAAAGAATATCTAGCTAAGTTAGAGGGCGGACTTGAAGTAATAGACGAACTCACAAAGCATGACAGTACACATAGTTGATAACTTCTATCCAAACCCAGACGAGGTTAGAGAAAAAGCACTAAAACTTTTTTACTATCCTGGAAGGCGAGGAAAGAAGATGGCATTTCCTGGAGATAGGACTTTGTCTAGTTACTCTAGTGAGAACCGACTATTCTTAAAGAACAGATTAGAGAAAACTATAGGGAAGCAGATAACTTACTTTCCTCACAAAAACTCCAATGGAGCGTTTACTCTTGGGATAAAGAAAGAGAACGAGTTTCTTAACTGGATTCACCATGACTGTTCAGGATATTTAGAGAGAACAACAGAAAGTGTAGATGGTCAGGCATGGGCGTGTGTAATTTATTTACAACCGACAGCCGACATTACTACAGGCACAGCACTCTTTAGAAGTAAGGTAACAGGTTCAATAGAGAAGTCAGAAGATTTAAAAATAGACAGAAATGCTGGGTTCAAAGGTGAGTGGAAAAGCAACAGTAAAGACTGGGAGTTGCATACTTATGTTGGGAATGTATATAACAGATGCGTTATTTATCCTGCAAAGTATTGGCATGCTCCTTTCAATGCTTCTTTTGGCAAAGACAAACAAACAGGAAGATTAGTACAAGTAGGATTTTTTACAACGGAGAAGTAAATGACAGAATATAATAACGACAAGTTTAATGAAAGAGTAGCATTAAACATGCTAAAGAATCACATACTAAATACTTATGATAGTCACTACAGTATGAATAAAATCCAGTCAACCGAGTTCATCTTCGATGCTGGTCATGGCGAAGGCTTCTGCCTAGGCAACATTATAAAGTATGCCCAACGCTATGGAAAGAAAGATGGAAGAAACGAGCAGGACTTATTAAAGATTCTGCATTATGCAATCATATTACTAGGGGTAGAGAATGAGAATAAAGAAGCACGAGAACTTAGCGGAAGCGAATATAAGTAAAGTAATAGAATTACTAGAAGGCGAGAAGCCTATAACTAAAAAAGAAGCGTGTGGCATGTTAAACATTGCCTACAACACTACAAGATTAAACAAAATCATAGTCGAACATAACGAGACTATGAGATTCCGTGCTTTAAGAAAGGCACAGAACAAAGGAAAAGGTGCAGACCCACAAGAGATAAAGAGTACAGTTCAGATGTATGTAGACGGATTTAATGTATCTGATATAGCTAAGTCGCTTTATCGCTCACCTGCATTTATTAAAGGAATTATAGAAAGACTAGGAGTGCCTCAGAAACTCTCCATGACTGACTACGACGGAAGAAGAAACGCAATCTTGCCAGACCAATGTATGGCAGATGAGTTTGAAATCGGAGAAAAAGTTTGGTGTATTCATCAGAATTACCCAGCTACTATCCAAAGAGAAATACAGCCTGAAGGAGAAGAAGAAAGAGGTTATAAATTATACTTAGTCTATACCATAGAGTGTACTGACCAAAGTTTATTAAGTAAAACTTTCTTTCCTCACATAACTTCTGCAGGTAAGTATTACCCACTACCAGCCTACTCGATTGGTAGTTTAAAACATTTACAACAATATTTGTAAAGAACTCAATAAAATGAGCATAAGGAAAAGATATGGATTATTTAATAGCCTTTTGGCTGTCTGCTTGGTTCATAGTAATATGGAAGCTGGTTCTACCTGCTTTTAGAGTTGCTGTGCTAACAGATAAAGACAATCCTGTCCTTAGGCATAAGAAAATCGTTACCATGGGAGTGTCATTAATGGCATTACCATTAACACCGTTATTAATGTTTGCGGCATTTGATGTAGGAAAACATAGAGAGAGGTTCATTAGGAACTTTGTTATAGGATTATTAGGATGAGCAATTATAGAGATAGATTAGTTAATGCACTTGTAAAAGTTTACGAAGGTTGCATTGAAGCACACAAAATGAATATAGAAGTGCTGTTAGGTTCGCATGTCGGACTAGCAGAACATGGAGATATCATTCAGACGTTAGACTTAGAAGTTGAAAAACTAGCTGGATTGGAAGACAAGTTGTCTTCTCTAAAGAGGAACTTTAAGTGACACACAACAGAATTGATTGTGCAATTAAATTAAAAGCCTTACTTGATAAGTTGGATGGGTTGAATGACTTGTCCCCTAAAGAAAGAGAACACGCAATAGATGATTGCAAAGCATTAGCAAGGGAGCTTAGTTATGAGTCAGAATTTATTTCTGGAATCTGCTAAGTGCAAGATAGGGGTTATAAGAAACCCCTTTGAGAGAGCAGTAACAGAATATCAAAACAGTCTAAATTATGTAGGCTTTGATGTTTGGTTGAACGCTAATGTAATGCAAAGTCAGAAAGAAATATATAAGGATTGTAATATCTTAATACGACTAGAAGATTGGAAACATGAACTAGAGGAATTAGACTTACATCCGAAAGATACATCAGTTTTAGAGAACTTGTTTGTAGCACCTATGTGGAAGCAGTGGTATACATTAAGGACTCGTAGTAGTGTGGCAACACTATATAAAGACGATATTATCACATTCGGATATACCTTATAAAATTTAGTTCTTGACTAATGCTTAAACTTTTAGTATAATATATTTATATTAAGGAAATAAGCAATGAGCGACAGGTTTTACACACAAATGCTAGATGCCACAGGTTGGTGTCCGGGGTACCGTAACACCTTTACTCTTGCCGAATACAAACAAAAATACAAAACAAGGAAAAGAAAAATGGCTTGGACAGACGAACTAAAAGCTCAGGCAGTAGAGATGTATACTGCAGAGGAACCTACTCCTGAAACAAGTATGGAAATCGTTAAAATGATAGCTGATGACATAGACGAGAGTCCGAATGGAGTCAGAATGATATTAACAAAAGCTGGAGTTTATGTAAAGAAAACTCCTGCGACTGGAACTAAATCAGGTTCAACTGGTGGTACTAGAGTATCTGTAGCAGGTGCACAGGAAACTCTTACTAATGCTATTAGTGATGCAGGAAAAGAACCAGATGCAGCAATTATCAGTAAGCTTACTGGTAAGGCAGCTCAGTATTTCGCACAGTTAATTAACGAACTGAACGACTAACTTTACCCCTTGAAGCAACTCAGTCTGTTCGCAGGCTGGGTCTTCTTTTATCTTATAGAATCACCTTGCAAGACGATACCATAGTTGGGACGCTAAAGGACTTTAACAACCCACAAGGAAACGCATGAAGAAAGATGACTTTATAAAGAATGTAACTAATGCAGGCGATGCCATCATTACTTACCGTAGTCAAAATAGTCGCAGAATGAAATATAATGTCTGCACAATGGACTTCGATAATAAGCATATCCAGACTAAGAGGAATAGAGCTAAACCCAATGACGACCAAGTATTATTATTTTGTTGGGATTGTGATAGCTACAGACTTCTTGTTCCAGAGAATGTAACTTCTATAGTACCTTTAGCAGCGATACTGAAGAATGATAGAACTACATAATGCACCACCAGTATACGAGAAACTAATACATTACAATGAAGAAAAACACGAGAGAGTTTACCTTACTGTAAATAGTTTTCGGAATATTGAGTACTTACACATCAGGAAGTATTACCTAGACTTTGATGAAGAATGGAAGCCAACAAAGGACGGCATTGCTATACCAATAGACTTTAATAATAGCAAGGCATTATTTGAGGGATTAGTTGAGATTCTATCTATCTCGGAAGTCAAAACCGTTCTTGAAACTCATTTCAAAGATGTATTAGATAAGATTTACCTATAGCCCACAAAAATAATACTTGACATAAGCTCACAATTTCTGTATAATATATGTATGAATAAGACAGAATACCTAGAATATTGTAATCAAAAGTATGCCGAAGGCAATCCTGTATTGCCAGACGAGGTTTATGATAGGCTTGTGGAGAATACTGCTTTAGAAAGTAAAGTAGGCTATATCGAAGTAGGCGAACAAAGATTCCAACACCCCTTCCCAATGTATTCATTACAGAAAGTCTTCGTAGGCGAAGATGAAGAACCAAAATGGGATATCAACCAATCACACATTATGACTGCCAAGCTGGACGGTGCTGCTGTGTCTATAACTTATGTAGACGGCGTACTAACACAGGCACTTTCTCGTGGGGATGGTAAAGAGGGGCTAGATATTACTGAGAAAGTTAGATGTATAGTACCAAATCGAATAGGATTGGATGGAGTAAGGCAGATTACTGGAGAAGTAGTTGCCCCTAAGACCATCCCTAACGCTAGAAATTATGCTAGTGGTGCATTGAATCTAAAAGATGTAAACGAATTCAAGTCCCGAGACTTAACCTTCATAGCTTATGGCGTACAGCCACAGCCAACCGATAGTTGGACTGAA